CTCATATGTCAACTATGTTCTGACACAGCAACATATCCGCACCCTTGACATGCTGTTCTCTGGTGAAACACCTGTTCGTTTCAACCGTCACACAAGCAAGCTCTATATCGACCACAACTGGATTAGCGGTGTGGTTGTGGGTGAATGGATTGTTATCGAGTGCTTTATCATTATTGATCCAAGTACCTACACAAAGGTCTATAATGACCTGATGCTCAAGAGATTAGCTACAGCATATATCAAAAAGCAGTGGGGTAACAATATGAAGAAGTTTGGTGGTATGCAGCTACCAGGCGGTATCACGATGAACGGGCAGCAAATCTACAATGAAGCTGTTGATGAAATCAAAGAACTTGAAGATAAGATTCGAGATACCTACGAAGAACCACCTCAGTTCCTGGTAGGCTAACAATATGGCTGTATCACACTACTTCAACAATTACTCAGGCGTAGCCACCAACGAGCAACGTCTCATGGAAGATAACATTGTCGAATCTATCAAGATTATGGGGCATGATTGCTGGTATGTTCCTCGTGAAGGTTTCAACGAGGTTGATTCCCTGTTTGGTGAAAACCCACAATCGAAGTTTGAGCGAGCATATAACGTAGAAATGTATCTGGCCAACGTCGAAGGTTATGAAGGCGATGGCGACTTCTTCTCCAAGTTCGGTGTTGAAATTCGAGACACCTCCAACTTCATTGTATCCCGTAAATCGTTTGAGCGTTATATACCTTCTAATATAGCTGTGCGCCCTCGCGAAGGTGACCTTGTATTCGTTCCAGTTCTACAAAAGCTTTTTGAAATCAAGTTCGTTGAAGAAGAGTTGATGTTCTTCTCTATCGGCAACAAAAAACCATATATCTACGAAATGCGCTGTGAACTCTTCCGTTATAGTCAAGAGAGTATCAACACTGGTATCGAAGAGATTGATCACGTTGAACATACGCTTGGTTATTCAATTGAAATCGATGTTACAGGTGGTTCAGGTAATTATCATCAAGAAGAGCGAGTATATCAGGGTGCGAACCTAGCCTATGCTACAGCATCAGCAGATGTTCGAGATTGGGACCCAATACTGAAACAACTACAGCTTATCAACATCATTGGTACTTTTGCACCAAATACAGTAATCAGGGGTGCTACATCTAATGCCAACTATACGATAGTCACAACAGATACTCTTGGAGATTATCTGGACTACGATACATATGATAACAAGATTATTCAGACAGAGGCGGATGCTGTTACCACATTCAATGAAAACAATCCTTTTGGTGAACCATAATGCTGAGTAATGCACACTTCTATCACAAGCTGACTAGAAAGTATGTTGTCATATTTGGTAATATGTTCAACAACATTACACTCGTTCGCACCAACAAAGATACCAATGCTGAGATAGAACGATTCAAGATTCCTATTCTCTACGCACCAAAAGAGAAATATTACGCACGCCTACAGTCTGATCCAGATTTGCAGCGCGAACTTCAGGTTTCTCTTCCTAGACTTTCATTTGAGTTGACAGGTTTTTCTTATGATGCAACTCGCAAGCAAAACTCATTGTTGAAAGCTGCAACGGCAAATACATCCACAAGAGCAGCAATGCAATATATGGGTGTGCCTTATGATCTGACATTTGAGTTGAATTTATACACAAGAAACATTGATGATGGTACTCATGTCATTGAACAGATACTTCCTTACTTCAATCCAGATTATACCGTCACAACCAATTTGATACCTGAACTTGGTTTTGAGCGTGATATTCCAATCATTCTGAAGAGTGTCAGAAACAATATTGAACATGAAGGCAACTTCGATGCTATTCGATTTGTAACATGGACACTAGAGTTTACCATGAAGGTACATTACTTTGGTCCAGTTAGCACGCCGAAGATTATTCGAAAGATCGATGCAAACATCTACAATGATCCTACGATAACTACTGGAAGTATTATACAAATCAATACAAACCAGGGTAATAGCGGAACATTCAAGATCGATGATGTTGTCTATCAAGGTAATAACTATCAGACAGCAACTGCATATGCAAGAGTTGTGTCTTGGGCACCAACAACAGGTAAACTGACTATTGGTGGTGCTCAAGGGCAGTTCTTTGCAAACAGTACAATCAAAGCGGTATCGACTAATGCTTCATACAACATAGCTTCATTCGATGCGAGCCCATTGAAACTAACCAACATACATATTGAACCAAAACCAAATACAGCAGAACCTGGTGACGATTACGGTTATACAACAACTATTACAGAATGGCCTAGAACATGAAAATCCATGAAACATTATCAGATGCCTTAGGTATTGAGCATGAGGTCCTACCCCCAGTTGTGGTTCAACCGGTGCATGAACCTATTATGGAAAACCAAGCCGATCAAGAAGAAGACTATCGCCTTGCTCGCAAGACCTTTCGTCAACTCATAAACAAAGGTAATGACGCAATCGAAGGTATCTCAGACCTTGCTAAAGAGAGTGAATCTCCACGCGCATACGAGGTTATGGCTACATTGATGAAGACGGTGGCTGATACGACTAAAGACCTCTATGCACTACAGAAGATGACAAAAGACCTCAAGGCTGAAGATAAAGCTAGACCTCAAGATGAACAGCGTATCAATGTTGAGAAGGCTGTCTTTGTAGGTTCAACCGCAGAGTTGCTGAAGAAAGTCAAGGCTGGAGATACCGATGCCTAGATATGAAGGCTATCAAGGTAATCCTAATCTACCGAGAGAAGATTATATACACTCATTCACTCAACATGAACGTGATGAGTTTGTTAGATGCGTGAATGATCCTATTTACTTTGCGACCAAGTATATCAAGATCGTCAACGTCGATCATGGTCTTATGCCGTTCAAGATGTGGGACTTTCAGAAAGATATGCTCACAACTTTCCATGAGAACCGCTTCTCTATCTGTAAGCTTCCTCGACAGGTCGGTAAAACAACCACATCGGTAGCCTATCTGCTACACTATATTCTATTCAATGAGATGGCAACAGTTGCTATTCTAGCCAACAAGTCAGCAACGGCTCGCGAAATCATGGGTCGTCTCCAGCTGGCCTTCGAATATCTACCAAGATTTCTTCAGCAAGGCGTCAAAGAATGGAACAAAGGATCTATCGAACTAGCCAACGGTTCAAGATGTATCGCCGACTCTACCTCTGGTAGCTCTGTTCGTGGTAAAACTTTCAACGTCATCTTTCTTGACGAGTTTGCGTTCGTACCTAATAATATTGCAGAAGCGTTCTTCAACTCGACCTATCCTACCATTTCTTCTGGTAATACAACAAAGGTTATCATCGTTTCTACACCAAACGGTCTAAACCTGTTCTATAAGATGTGGTCTATGGCCACCGAACGAAAGTCTGACTATATTCCAATCGAAATTCACTGGTCTATGGTGCCTGGCCGCACACAGGAATGGAAAGAACAGATTATCCGTAATACGTCCGAAGACCAGTTCCGTCAAGAGTTCGAGTGTGAGTTCATCGGTTCTACCAATACACTCATTCACCCATCTAAAATCAGAAGTCTAGTCTTCAAGAATCCTGTGGCTAGAGACGGTGACTTGCATATCTATGAGCAACCTATACAGGGGCAAACGTATGTTCTGGTAGCAGACGTTGCTGAAGGTCAAGGTCTGGACTATTCAACATTCTCAATCATAGATGTAACACAGATACCTTACCGACAGGTGGCTAAGTATAAGAACAACAAGATTTCACCTCTTCTGTTTCCTACGCTCATCTTCACAGCAGCTAAAAAGTATAATGAGGCCTTCATTCTGATAGAGATCAACAGCATAGGTCTCCAGGTTGCAGATATTTTGCATAATGAACTAGCCTATGAGAACCTAATCAAGATCAGAAACGCAAAAGGTAAAGCCGGTCAGCAGGCCACACCAGGTTTCACAAAGCAGATGCAGTTTGGTCTAAAAACCTCTGTTCAGACCAAGAAAATTGGCTGTGCAAACCTGAAATCACTCATTGAAAACGACAAGCTCATAGTGAACGACGAAGATACAATCATGGAACTGACAACATTCTCAGCACATAAGCAAAGTTTCGCAGCAGAAGAGGGTAACAATGACGATTTGGTCATGACACTTGTGAATTTTGGCTGGTTGACAGCTCAAAAATACTTCAAAGAGAGCGTCAATACAGACATCCGCAGAACCTTACAGGAAGAGCAATTGCAGATCATGGACCAAGATATTGTACCTTTCGGTATCATAGACAATGGGTTGGATAACCAGGGTGAGATTGTTGATGGTGACTTTTGGGTAGCAGACAGGTCTAAATTTACCATGGAAAACATGGAATGGGAAACGCTGTCGAACAGACACAGACTGTAAATTGCTGTTTTTCTAAATAAACCAGAGAAAAGTAATCTTTTCATTTAAAGGAGAAATACGATGGCATATCAATTGTCACCAGGTGTTAATGTTTCAGAAGTTGACTTGACTACAATCGTACCAGGTGTAGGATCAACCGAAGCGGCTTTTGTTGGAACCTTTGCTTGGGGTCCAGCAGAAGAAATTAGAACAATTTCTGATGAGCTTCAGCTCGTTGACACATTTGGAAAACCAACCTCAAACTCAAGCGTTTATGAATCTTTCTTTACGGCCGCAAACTTTCTTGCCTATAGCAACAATTTGAAACTAGTACGTTCTGTTGGTGCTCTCGCAAATAATGCTTCTGGTGCAGGTGCTATTCAGATCAAAAATAAAGATGCTTATGAATCTTCATTTGTGAACATCAACACTACAGAAGCTTATGGTATGTTTGTTGCAAAATATCCAGGCAGCATCGGTAATAGTTTGAAGGTTTCTGTTTGTGCAAATACGGGTGGTTTTAGTTCATATACTTACGCTTCTCAATATAATAGCGCACCAAACACATCTACATATGCTTCAGGTGTAAGTGGTTCATATGATGAAATGCATATTACAGTCGTTGACGAAGATGGTGTAATTTCTGGTGTAGCCAATACCGTATTAGAAAAGTTTGGATATGTATCAAAAGCTTCTGATGCAAAAAATTCTGATGGTTCTTCAAACTATTATGTAAACGTAATCAACGATCAGTCTAAATATGTTTATGTAACTTCTCATGGTGCTAATAATACATCATGGGGAAACACGGCACCCAATACAACATTCGCAACTTATGCAAATAACTATACAACATCTCTTTCTGGTGGTACAGACGTATATCCTACAGATGCTAACCTGCAAACAGGATATGATTTGTTCAAAAATGCAGATTATATAGATACATCCCTCATCATAATGGGTGGTTCTTCAAATGTTGTTTCTAAGTATGTTGTAGATAACATCGCAGAAACTCGTAAAGATTGCGTTGTATTCATTTCACCTTCTAGCACTGACGTTATCAACCAGTCTGGTTCTGAGGTGACAAAAATTACGAACACAAGAAACTTCTTCAATTCTTCGTCTTATGCATTCATGGACAATAACTGGAAGTATCAGTTCGATAAGTATAACAATGTCAACCGTTGGATTCCTCTAAATGGTGATATTGCAGGTCTTTGCGCTCGTACCGATCAGCAACGTGATCCATGGTTCTCACCAGCAGGTTATAATCGTGGACAGATCAAGAATGTCACGAAACTTGCTTGGAACGCCACAAAAGCAAATCGTGATGATCTCTATAAGATTGGTGTAAACTCTGTTGTGAGCTTTAGAGGTGAAGGAACAGTTCTTTACGGTGATAAGACAATGCTTACAAAACCTTCTGCCTTCGACAGAATCAATGTTCGTCGTCTGTTCATTGTACTAGAAAAGGCTATCGCAAAAGCAGCTAAATACTCACTATTCGAGTTCAATGATGAATTTACACGCGCACAATTTGTATCTTTGGTACAACCATATCTTCGTGATGTGCAAGGCCGTCGTGGTATCTTTGATTTCCGCGTTGTATGTGATACTTCAAATAATACTCCTGAAGTGATAGATAGAAATGAGTTTGTGGGCGATATCTACATCAAACCTGCAAAAAGCATCAACTTTATTCAGTTGAATTTTGTTGCTGTTCGCACTGGTGTAAACTTCGAGACTATTGTTGGTCGTTTCTAATCTAAACATAAATAGAGATAAGGAGTAATATCAAATGGCTTTCAATGTCCAGCAATTCAGATCACAACTAACAGGTGATGGTGCACGCCCTAATCTGTTTCAGTGTTCACTTACTTTTCCAATATTAGCTTCATCAGGTGGCGCCCTGGCTCCTGGTGGAGTTCAAGATAATATAAACTTGACCGAGAAGTTTACTTTTATGGCAAGAGCGGCTCAACTACCTGGTTCTACTGTAAATCAGATTCCAGTTAACTATTTTGGTCGCGAACTGAAGTTCTCAGGTAATAGAACTTTCCCAGAATGGACTGTAACGATTATCAATGACGAAGATTTTCGTCTTCGCGACGCTTTTGAGAAATGGATGCATGGTCTAAACTCACATGTAACAAATACAAGAGCTGCATCTTTTGAAAACTCATTAGATTATCAACGTGATGCTACAGTTACACAGTTTGGTAAAAACGGCGATATCATCAAAGAATATCAATTGATCGGTATGTTTCCAATTGATGTGTCACCAATCGAACTAGATTGGGGTGCCAATGATACCATCGAAGAGTATGCTGTAACCTTCGCTTATCAGTGGTGGGAAAGCGATACTACTGAGAGACAGTTCAGAAACATCTAATATATATAAAATAGTAGGGGAGCTTCTTCCCCTACTACTATTCTCGGAGTAGTTTATTAATGGCAACCTTATTTGGTTTTGAGATCAGCCGTAAGAAAAATCAGGCTCAACAGGACGATCAAAGCAAGACATTTGCTGTACCTCAGAATGATGATGGTGCAGTTACCATTCAGTCTGGTGCATACTATGGCACCTATGTAGACCTTGATGGTGTTGTTCGTAACGAGATTGAACTTATCACCCGTTATCGTGAAATGTCAATGCAGCCTGAACTTGAAACTGCTATCGATGAAATTGTCAACGAAGCGATTGTCAATGATGATAACGGTAAAGGTGTTGAACTAAACACTGATGATCTGAAACAACCAGACGCAATCAAGAAAAAAATTAGAGACGAGTTTGAGTTAGTTCTCAAATTGCTCGACTTTAGTAATATGGGCCATGATCTATTCCGCCGTTGGTATATCGACGGTCGTTTGTTCTATCATATCGTTATTGATGATAAGAGACCTACACTCGGCATCAAAGAAATCCGCTATATAGACCCACGCAGAATCCGTAAGATTCGTGAGATTCAGAAGACCAGAGATCCGCAAACTGGTATGGATATCATCAAGCGTCAGAATGAATACTATCTATACAACGAACGTGGTGTTGTCGGCGCTCACTCAAACATGGGTGCAAAGATTGCCGTTGATGCTATCGTAAACGTCAATTCAGGTCTTATGGATGCAAAGAGAGCTATGGTTCTTTCTTACCTACATAAGGCCATCAAACCTCTCAACCAGCTAAGAATGGTTGAAGACGCAACAGTTATCTACCGTCTATCTCGCGCACCTGAGCGCCGTGTGTTCTACGTTGACGTTGGTAATATGCCAACCATCAAGGCTGAACAGTACCTCAAAGATATCATGACCAAGTACCGTAATAAGTTGGTTTATGATTCTAGCACAGGTGAAATCAAAGATGATCGCAAGCATCTATCTATGCTTGAAGACTTCTGGCTTCCTCGCCGTGAAGGTTCAAAAGGTACGGAAATTACCACGCTACAAGGCGGTATGAACCTTGGTGAACTGGAAGACGTAAAGTATTTTGAAAAGAAGCTTTACAAGTCACTTGGTGTTCCTGTTTCAAGACTAGAAGCCCAACAAGGATTCTCCCTTGGTCGCTCAACAGAAGTAACAAGAGACGAGTTGAAATTCAACAAGTTTGTTCAAAGACTACGCAATAAGTTTTCTATTCTATTTGATGACCTTCTCCGCGTTCAACTCATTCTCAAGCGTGTATGTACAGAAGAAGAGTGGAAAGAGTTCAAAGAAGATATCTGGTATGACTTCAAGAAAGACAATAACTTCAATGAACTAAAAGAAGCTGAGTTGATGACAAACCGTCTCACTCTCCTTCAAGTTGTTGATCCTTATGTTGGTAGATACTATTCGATGGAATGGGTTCGCAAGAATGTTCTCCAACAGACAGATGATGATATTGCTGAGATTGATGAGCAGATTGCAAAAGAGCAGGCCGCCGCAGCACCTACAGGTCCAGTAGATGCCATGGGTAATCCAATAGATCCAAATGCTCTACCACCTACAACCGCTCAGGCCGCCGCAGCTGGCGGACCACCTCCTATGAACCAGATGCCTGTTGGTGCACCGCCAACTGCACAACAACAGGCACCAGCAGGAGCAATACCAATGCAAGGAGAACAACCTCCATCTAAGTTTGAATTGCAAGAAAACGAATTGGAATTTGCATAATGTTGAAAAAGTTTAATCAATTCATCCACGAAGATTTAGGCGGCGCTTTAGCAGAACCATCATCGAATGCTGCTACACAAGCTAAACAACTTGGCCTACAATATGTCGGATTTGGTCGTTACGAAGATCCTAAAACTCAACAGATCACTCATATCGTACAAAATGAAAGATTAGTTCCATTCAGCAAGGCTGTAAAGAGTAATACTTTCAAAGCGGCCAGTAAAGATGATTATGGTTCATATACCAAGCAGATGATGCCAAATATAGAACAGACACAAAATGTTCTCATCGACCACTATAAACCAGAAAAGTTTACTGAGCAAGAATTGGCTGCTGTTGAAGATTATACTGCTGAGAGTTTTTATGATATCAATCAAAAGCTATACTCTCTACCAGCAGGTATCAAGGCTAAAGAGATTCAGCCAGAAACAGAATATGATACCACACCACAAGACATTGCTAATCTAGATTCAGCAATTGATAAGATGAAGACACCTATAGAGTTTCTAAGTTATGTTGGATTAGGTACTAAGTATAACATCACCAACTTTGTTCCTGGTAAGACGTTTTCATTCAAAGGTTATCGTTCAACAACAATCAATCCTAATATTGCTTTGAACTATAATAGTCGAGTTAACAAAGACCTCAATAGAAACCAGACTGTCGTATTGCAAATCCGTGTACCTAAAGGTTCAAAAGGTTTATTTGCCGAAGATTTCTCAGCAAATCCAGGTGAGTCAGAGTTCTTGTTGCCAAGAGGATCAAAAGTAAAAGTCATTGGTGGACCAAACAAGCTAGTTGGCAGCAATGCCTATACAGGCGATGCAGGTCTTGAAGTGCTTTACTTCGATTGTGTCCTCGTAAAATAAATATAACTAGACACTTAAAGGAGCAGTAAAATGCAAATCAAAGAAGGTATCAAAAACATCCGTGAAAAGAAATTGGAACAGATGAAAGAGAACTTCAATGCTGCTATCACAGCCAAGGCTGTTGAAAAGCTTGAAGAGAAGAAGATTGAAATCGCCAAAAACTACTTTGCACAGAAGTAAGAGATTATGAAAAAGATTGAGCAAATCAGAGAAAATTACGACATCATCACAGAAAAAGATGATTCAGATACACGCAAGCTAACATCGCTTGTTCGTGCTGGTTTGTTTGATCAGAAAAAACTACCAATGTTGAAACGCGCATTGGAAAAAGATCCGGCCAAGATGACAATGGCAGAACGCAAAGCTCTACTTGAGTTGTTGGATTCTCTCATGTCACAGGTACTTCACTCACAGTCTGTGTACTCAAAAGTCAAACAGAATGTAGGTAGTGATATGAATGAAGCTGTAAAAGACTACTATGGTGCTGATCCTCGTTTTGGCAATTCCGCTGCTGTATCTGAAAGAGATATGCCAACCATCATCATTCTAAAGCGTAAGTCTATCCGAGTATATCCAGATAATCAAAAAGTAGGACTATATTACTCACAACTACTTGATCGTTATATTGCTATTCCATTTGGTGGTTCAAGAAAGAACACACCATTCACGACTATCAATGAAGGTGTTGATTATACTGCTGCATATAAAGACTATAAGAAAGACTATTCAGCAGATGATGATAAAGATACAAAGCTCAAAGATCCTGAAAAACTAAAAAAGTTTATTACACAAAAGGCTAGCGAAGGTAAAATTAGGTCCGTGCATTATGCAGGTAGACCAACTTGGTTGGGTGGAGACAAAGAAAAGAAGCAATTGAAAAATATTGCTAATCAATCATTCAATAAATCTTCAAGTGTAATGGATTATGCAGCAGGTCATACAGGTGTTGCAATACATAATGCGGTCAAGAGATTGGCCTCTTCAGCTATATCTAAAATAAAATCCAATAAACCTGTATCACCTCCAATCACAAAAGAACCGGAAGTAAAAGCTAAAAAACCTGATATCAAAGAATCTTTTAGAGATAAAATCAAACAAAAGCGACAGGTACAAGAAGTTACCAAAGATGATGTAATCGAGTTTGGTAAAGATGTATCACCAGTTTATGGTACATATAGATCAGGTAAAAGGGCAAGCGATGCTTTTGAGAAAGGTGATTATGGTCAAGCAGCTTTGCATGGTGGACTAACAGCAATTAGTGCAGCAGGAGATGTTGCACTTGCAACAGGTGTAGGCGGTCTTGTTGGTGCAGGTTTGAAAGGACTTGCAGCAAAAGGAACCAGTGCTTTGGCTAAAAAAACAGCATCTAAAGAAGTTGCGACAGGAACAGGTTCTAAAGTTGCTGGGTCTGCTGCAAAAGGATCAGGTGCTAAAGCAGCTAGTTCAGGTGCAGGAAAGTTGGCGGCCGGTGCGGCAATAGGATCAGCACTTTCTGGTTCAAGTAGTTCTTCAAATGATGAGGGGCCTAAAAATCTTACACCAGCTAAATTTAGTATGAATGTAAAAACAAATAAACCAGAACCTGCCGGTGTAAAAACTGGTACAGATACTAGAACTTCAAATCTTTATAGAAAGTCTTTTGAAGGTTCTATGAAAGAAGAAACATCGAAAGATGATGATAGAAAAACTGGAAGAATTTTTTTCAAACCAGCAGAACCCGTAAACTCTAAGATTAGAATCAATACCGCAAAACCAGCTGGTGTAACAACTGGTGTTGATGCTCGTATGCGTAAGTATGAGCGTGATTTTTACGGGCAACAAAACGAAGATGTACTATCTCAAATCGAAAAGATGATCAAAGAAGATATTACGGAAATGCAACTAAATATAGGTGAAAACAGTCTAAAGATAAATAATACAATAGCTAAAAAAGTCATTGGTGTTTATGAATCTCTGAACGACGAAAACAGAATAAAGATGAAAGACATGCTCAATGAGGGCTCAACAGAATCTTTCATGAAGCTCATCAATTTCGCAGTAAGGCAATAAGAAATGGCAAATGTAATAAGAGAACAGAAGCTTATTGATAATCAGAAGAGATCGCTCATCAAGTATGTTGCTACACTAGATACAGCAGTGGCAAATACGATGATTGTTGATGCATCTCAGTTGAGATTTGCCTTGAATGCAAACAGCTATATTATGACATCAAATACACATATCAAAAACAACTATAGAACAAGCATCAAACGCATCTATGGTCAAGCAAAAGCAAATGCATATTTCAAAGTGCTTTGGCAAGGTGCTAATACAGCAGACATTATTACAATCACTAGCGGTAGTTTTGATTATAGCTTTGATTCTATGGGTGATGGTGCTGTTATTTCTAATACGGATGCAGCAAGTAACGGTAACATTCTCTTGACGGTTGTTACACCTTCTTCAGCCGATACTCTCACAATGTTCATTGACCTTCGCAAAGATAGTAGAGATTATGACGCTGGACAGGCAGCAGACCCTGTAGCATTCAATAGAGGCCCTGCGTCATTCTCATGAAATTAGTAGAAGCAATCGACAATAAGAACTTCGAATATGCTAACAGTCTTTTAGCTGAAAAATTCCATGCTATTATGGAACGTAAGATGTGTGAAGCAAAGAAGATGGTTGCTGCTGAGATGTGTGGTTGTGGGCAAAGCACCGGTTTCGTAACAACCAAGAATCAAAAAATGGTTGACCAAGGCGTTCTTGAAGAAGATGAACCAAAGGCAACTCAAGGTACAGAACAAGAAGTATCCGAAGCTCGCGTTGCTATCATCAAAGCTCGTATTCGTGGCGGTAAAGTACAACGTCGCAAGAAAGTGTCACAAGTACCAGGTTTTACAATGCGTGGTGGTCAACTAACTCGCATGTCGGCTACTGAACGTAGACGCCGTAAACTAGGCGCAAAGAAGGCTGCAAGAAAAACAAAACAAAAGAAAACTCAAATTCTTCGTAAGCGTAAACTGTCGCTTATGAAAAGATCAAGACTAGGATTATAAGATGAAACTTATAGCAGAAGAAGTACTAGACGTAAAGTATCTCGTTGAAGAGAAGAACGGTAAGAAAGAACACTATATCAGTGGTATCTTTATGCAGGCCGAAAAGAAAAACCGAAATGGTCGTGTATATCCTTTCGATGTTCTCAATAAAGAAGTTAGCCGTTATAACAACGAGTATGTCAATAAGAACAGAGCTTTTGGTGAACTAGGGCATCCTGATTCACCAACTATCAACTTGGATCGTGTCTCTCACATGATCACAAGCTTACACCCCGATGGTAATAATATCATTGGTAAGGCCAAAATACTAGATACTCCAAATGGTAAGATTGTGAAGAGCCTACTAGATGGCGGAGCCAGTTTAGGTGTGTCAACAAGAGGCGTAGGGTCTCTGAAACCACACAATGGTTATCAACTTGTTCAAGACGATTTCCACCTTGCTACAGCGGCAGACATTGTAGCAGACCCATCAGCACCTGAAGCTTTTGTAAGAGGCATCATGGAAGGGAAAGAATGGATTCTTGATGGTACAGGTTGGAAAGAAGTCGATTACTACAAAGCAAAGAAGATGATCACTGAAGCTAGTAGGAACGAAATTGAAGGGGTTGCATTGAAAGTATTTTCAAATTTCCTCTCAAAACTCTAAGTATTATAAATAGAACATATAAAGGAGTATTCTAAAATGGGTAAGTCACTTACTGAAACTGCAAAGGCAATCTTGATGAAAGAAGGTGTTGTACCTTCTGTCAGTTCATCTGATAGCAATCCAGATCGCGATGTAGCACTATCTACACCAAATAAGGCCACTCTGCGCCCAGGTTCACAGGGTCCAGAAGGTCGTTTCTCTACACCAGGTTCTACACCTCCATCTGGTGGTGCAAGTGTAACCGTTGAGCAACCAAAGAAGCCTGGTGAAGGTGAAAATGTTGGTGCCAAGGTTTCTGCTGGTCAGAAGAAAGATACAACAATCAAGGGTGCAAATAGCGCCGGTGAAAAGCCAAAGAAAGCTGAAATGATGGAAGAAGATGCTGAGACAGAAGGTGAAGTAGTTGCTGAGGCATCTCTTGACGAACAAATCGAAGCTTACATCGAACAGCTTGTTGCTGAAGGCCATGACGAAGACACAATCATGGAAGCAATCGAGCAGTATTTCGGTGAACAGATTGCTGAAGAGTCAGAAGAAACAGATGGTGGTTTCGTAGCCGAAGAAGAAGAGTCTTATCAGGTAGACATGTCTGAGCATATCGAAGCTCTGTTTGCTGGTGAAGAACTCTCAGAAGATTTCAAGGCCAAGGCAACAGCAATCTTCGAAGCTGCTGTAAAGTCCAAGATTGAAGAAGAAATTGCCGCCCTTGAAGCTGCATATTCCGAAACACTTGAAGAACATATTGAACAGATCCAGGAAGAACTATCTTCCAACGTAGACGACTATCTCAACTATGTTGTTGAGCAGTGGGTATCAGAAAACGAAGTTGCTATTGAAGCAGGTCTTCGTTCTGAACTAACAGAAGAGTTCATCTCTGGTCTACGCAATCTGTTTGCAGAACACTACATTGATATTCCAGAAGATAAGGTTTCTGTAGTAGAGCAAATGGGTGTAAAGGTTGCTGAACTAGAAGAAAAGCTCAACGAAGAAATCGAGCGTAATGTTCAGCTTAATAAGGTTCTAAATGAATCTAAGCAAAAAGAAATCGTCGCAGAGCTTTGCGAAGGTCTCACATCAACACAGGCTGCAAAGCTAAAGTCACTTTCAGAAGGTCTCGAATTTACTGACGTAAATGAGTTTTCACATAAAGTAAATATTCTAAGAGAGAGCTATTTCAACGAAAATGTTAATTCCGATAAGGCACTTGACAAGGCAGAAGTAGTAACAGATGGCCAAGGCATGATCTCAGAAGAACTTCAGGGACCAATGGCTGCCTATGTGAGAACTCTTGGTAAAAAACTTCCTAACTAATAGGATTGCATAAATAATATAACAGTAAGATTTTAAAGGAGATAATTCAAATGTATCTTACAGAACAACTAGAAAGCAAGTGGTCACCAGTTTTGGACCACGATGGTCTTCCAAAGATCAAGGATTCATACCGTCGTGCAGTTACTGCCGTCATTCTTGAGAACCAAGAAAAGGCAATGGCTGAAGAAGGTCGTATCCTAAACGAATCAGCACCAACAAACTCAGGTTTTGGTCCTGCTGGTTCTTATGTACAGGGTTACGATCCAATCTTGATCTCTCTTGTACGCCGTGCCCTTCCTAACCTCATTGCTTATGATATCTGTGGTGTTCAGCCAATGAACGGCCCAACAGGTCTCATCTTCGCAATGCGTTCACGTTACAAGACACAGAATGGTACAGAAGCTCTCTTCAACGAAGCTAACACAGCATTCTCTGGCACAAACGCTGCTGGTGGTAACGGTGGTATATCTGGCAACTATGCAAATACAAACCCTGTATTTGCTCTTGGTACTTCTGACACCTACGGTGTTGGCACAGGTATGACAACTGCTCAGGCTGAAGCTCTTGGCGATGCAGGCGGTAACGCATTTGCTGAAATGGCCTTCTCAATCGATAAGGTTACAGTAACTGCTCGTAGCCGTGCGCTAAAGGCAGAGTACTCAATGGAACTTGCACAGGACCTCAAGGCTGTTCATGGTCTTGATGCTGAGACAGAACTTGCAAACATTCTGTCAACAGAAATCCTTGCAGAAATCAACCGCGAAGTTGTTCGCACAATCTACCGTTCAGCAACAGCTGGCGCTCAGTATGGTGTTACAACTGCTGGTACTTTCGACCTCGACACCGACTCAAATGGTCGTTGGTCTGTTGAAAAGTTCAAGGGTCTTGTATTCCAGATCGAGCGTGAAGCTAACGCAATCGCCCGTGCAACCCGTCGCGGCAAGGGTAATACCCTTATCGTTTCTTCTGACGTTGCATCTGCTCTTGCAATGGCTGGCGTTCTTGATTACACCCCAGCACTTCAGGCTAACCTACAGGTAGACGATACTGGCAACACCTTCGCTGGTACTCTTCATGGCCGCATCAAGGTATACATCGATCCTTACTTCGGTGGTTCTGCAAACGGCGACGAACTCTGCACAGTTGGTTATAAGGGTACTTCTCCTTATGATGCTGGCTTGTTCTATTGCCCATACGTTCCTCTTCAGATGGTTCGTGCAATTGGTCAGGATTCATTCCAGCCAAAGATTGGCTTCAAGACACGTTACGGCATGGTAGCCAACCCATTCGCTACAACAGCTGGTGACGGTGTTGTTGGTGAGCGTAACACCTCTTCAAACGCCAACATCTACTACCGCATCTTCCGCATCCGCAATCTTACCTAATAGAAGTAAGAGTATCGGAAAGAAACTGGGCGAGGGAAACCTCGCCCTTTTTTATTATAAATACCCCAAAGAGGGTCCTTATGTCAAACGAATCGCTACTAACATTGATACCTGAAAACACAAGTATGCTTCAATCAACGAAGTTTACTTTTCAGTTTCCTAATCTACCATTTCTTAGATACTTTTGTCAGACAGCAGAGATACCTTCTGTATCAACATCTGGTGTTGAAGTCGTTACACCATTCGTCAGCACATACAGACATGGTATCAAGATGAATTTTGAAGAACTGACAATCAATGCAATCATCGATGAAGAACTGAAGGTGTGGGAAGAAACTTATAACTGGATTCGTGCTTTGACAAGGCCTACAGATTATGCTGAGTATGTGAAAAATATAACTAAGGATGGCAGAGTATACCATGATGCCATTCTAACAATCAATACGAATGCAAACATACCAAATGTTCGTATAGTATTCAAAGACTGCCATCCGATAGCACTGGGTTCTGTTCGTTTCAATACAGCAGAAAACGCAGACACAATTCTCACCGCAGATATCACATTCAGATACGATTATTTTGAACTAGAACGCCTTTGAGGGTTGACAGGAACTAATTCTTCCTCTATAATATGATACATTTTGATTGAGGAGGTTTTATGAAGGCACCTGTTGATATTGACTCTCTTATGGAAGAGTGGTCGAAAGATTCGAAGGTTGATGAGACTGAGCCAGGTCGAGAACTGGCCAAAATATCTTCTCTTCATGCAAAGTATCTCCGCATACTCACCCATCATAATCTCATATGCAAGAAACTACAAAACGAATATCTTCGCTTGAAAAAAATCAAGTGGGAATACTATAGTGGTGATCTGAACAATCCAGAAGACCTTGAAACATACAATCTACCACCACTGATGAAGAAAATATTGCGTCAAGACATACCTATATACTTAGACTCAGACAATGAGTTGAATACTCTTCTATTGAAGAAATCTTTACATCAAGAGATTGTTGACTTCTGTGGTTCGGTTCTCAAAGAGTTGAACAACAGAACTTTCCAGATGAACAATCTTATCAAGTGGGAAATGTTTACAAGTGGCGGATAAGATCGTTATATCAAACACGAATGAAGTTTATGTGAGAGTATATTGCCCAGAAGGTGTGGCACATGAACTCAGAGAATACTTCACATTTCAAGTACCAGGATATCAGTTTACACCTCAATACAAGGCTCGTCTTTGGGATGGTAAGATACGTTT